AGTAAAAGTCATTGATTTTATCTGTCAGGTCTGCATCCGACAGCTGCGAAGTAGAACGCTGACCCGTAAGCTCCCTGACCTTTGCCCGTAATTGTGCTAATGTCCAGTCCATGCCTCACCTTGCATATACCAATTAGCTATTATCATTTTTCCAACACGAATCGCCGGTTTGTGCTGTGATAACCCACTGCGTGTCACTTATGGCAGTGAGAGTCACTGAACAGGGAACAGCATCGGCCTGATCAGAGGAATATTTTTTAGCGGCTGTACCTCCGTTTATAGTATCATCGCCAACCGCTTGAATTATCAGATCATCGCCAGCAGCGGCACTTACATCGACAAATGTATATGTCAACCCAACAGCGGCGGCAGGCAGAGTATAAGTAACCGCCCCTTTCCCCGCTGTAGTGGCAAATACCTTCCCTGAATCAGTTGCAAGAACGGCCTCGCTGGTTGCATCTTCCACTTCAATTGCTGTAAGATAGCCGGTCAACGTGTCCGTTCCATCGCCTGTGATATTGCCGGTAACATTGCCGGTCACAGCCAAAGCAAGGTTTCCGGCAGCAGTTAAAGTCAGATCGTCAGCCGCATCAATGCTAATATCTCCGTTAGCGGCCCCGTCCGCATTCAGCTGAATTCCGCCATTCGTGGTTTTCAGCAAAATAGCGTAGCCTGCCGTCGTGGTCACGGCATCAATCTTAAACTGGTTTGGGGTAGCGGTTGTATCCCATTCAAGAGTAACATCAGATGAATCCCCGAATTTAAATTGAATATCATCCTCGAACGCCATAGGCCCGCTAAACAACGGATTACGAAGCCATTGCTCCAGAAGAACAGGATTGCTCACTATTTCAAATGTAAGCCTTTGAGCTTCAGCCATTACCGAAGGTGTCACCAACAGCAATACAAAAACGATTGCCATGCTAATGGTCATCGCCGCCGTAGTTATCTTCCAAATCATTGACTTTTTCATTTGGGTACTCCTTTTCAAAGAGGTGTTGTTAATTGCAATTTTAGACCTTCAGATTGACCGGCTGGCAGCTGAACCGGTTGCGCGTACCGGTAACAGCTATCTGCTGGCCTGACGGAGCGTTTTCGTCATACTTGCGAACCGGAATCCTGAGATTGTTGAGGTGGTTGACTACGCAAACCGGCAGTTTGACGACTTGGCCGTCATCAAGCTCAAACCTCTTGCCGCCGTACGTGAACGACAGCGCCACGCCGGGCGATTCGATGTTCGTAAACCGCACCTCAATCAGCGGATCATTCTTAACAGCGATTTCTTCAGGCGAAAGTTTACGTCCGCTTACGGCATTTTGAGCCTTCATTTCGGCTTCTACTTTTGCCTTGGCTTCCGCCTCAATGCGGGCCTTTCGTTCGGCTTCCTGCCGAATGGCCTCCTCATCAAAAGTCTCTACAGTCGGCTTTACCGCTGCATTCAGAAGTTCGCACAGCTTCGCATACGGCATATCATCCGCGTACTTGATATTCAGAGCATCAAGCTCCCTTTTGACTTCTTCAATTGACTTTCTTGCCATGTTTTATCTCCTCTGAGAGTTAAAGAAATGGGGGAGGCCGCTAAGAGCCTCCCCGCGGTTAATGTTAAATCGGGTCTGCCGCAGCGGCATCGCCGTGATTGACGACCTTGTCGTGCTGCTCGGCAACATAAATCCACTCATCGCCGTCTGTTGACAGGCCTGACCCAACGGTAAATCCGGCTGCCTTTTCAAACACGACATCTTCACGCCGACAAATCCACGTGTTCGTTCCATCCGATACGCTTTCGCCAGGGGTAGTCGGCCATGTCGGCTCAGTCCCCAAAACACCCGCAGAAACTGTGCATTCGTACACAAACCCGTTATGCGTGCTCGGACGTACAACCGTTCCAACTGCCGTTGTGCTTCTGGCTGTGGGCTGTGCAGCACCGGCAACAAAATCCGATACTTCAGCATTTGCGAAGCCATTGCCATCGGGAGCGGGTATTTTGACCTTGCCCTTTTTGCCGCCCTCGTACACTTTGATGAACGTATTTGTCCCGGCCAATTTGGTGATAATGGCTTCCGTATATGACGGTTGACCTGTATGCGATCCGGCAATCTTGATGCCATACTGCCCATTCTCGCCGCTCAAGTCCTTGAAAAACTCAAAAATGACTGGATTGGTGTTATCCAACCCGCCGATGAGCTTTACATAGTCCGGTATGAAGCCGATATTCACATTGATTGCGGCCCCATCCGCGATGAAACGTCCGCTTACCTTTTTCATTGTTAATCCTTTCCAATTACATAGCCAAAAGGCCGTTAATCTTTTCTGTTACTACACAAGGCCAACGCCATGCTTAGCTGTGTGTCACCTTCAGGACGTGTATGAAGTTGTCATTGAGGATACGAGCCGTAAACATCGCTTTCCAGCCGCTCGTTGCACGCTGATTGAGCGGATCGGAAGTCCCGCCAGAGCCAAAACCCTTAACGATGTTCTTGGCGTTACCGGCCTCAAGATCAACGATGCCGTAGGCATTTTTGCCGAATATCGGCAGATAGTAATAATTACCTGCGGCAAATGGATCAGTGGCAGAGCCGTCCTTGTGGGCTACGGAAGACGCCAACCAGCGAACGTTGCCGGTCGATCCCCATTCGGCCTCATCCACATTGGTCTGGGCCGGATAGTTGGCCGTACTCTTAAACCCACTGACGGCCTCCAGATCGTCGATCAATTCCGTGTGGAGAATACCCCAGTAAGCAGGGCGAATGGGCGACGTACCCTGACCGGTTCCGGCCTTGATAAGCTCGGTAATCATCGAGGTGTCATTGCTCAGAAGCGTTTGAACCACGGCGTCAATGTCCGTCTTGTTGAGTTTGGTTGCCGTGCCGGTCCCGTTGCTGGCTGTAGTTGGGGACGCACACGTAACGAGAATGTCCCTGACAATCTCATCGATCGTACGGCCCATCTGGTCGCCTAATTCCTGCGCGGCAACAGTCAACACCGGATCGGCATTGGTCATATCGACAACGTCGGTGATGTGAACGAAATCGCCGTACTGTGCGACGGTTGCCAGCAAATCAACCTTGCTGAGCCGCTGCCCGGTAGGCGTGACACCTTCAGCTAACTGCGTGGTTGCAGTTGACAGAGCCGCATAGCGGCGGAACTTCACGGTCTTGCTGTTGCCCTTCGGCAGGGATTTTTTCTGCGCAAACTTGGTGTGCACAAGCTTCGGTCTTGCATTTTTCAGTAATACACGGTCATAGTAAACTTCTATGCCGGAATCCACCTGAGTAGTAGTTGTTAAATTGTCAGCCATAGGTAACTATCCTTTCTACCCTCTTGACAGAATCTCCGCCTCAAACCTTGCGAATTCCTCATCTGACATGGCAGCAAACCGGCTGGCTGCATTGAATGCGCCTCCATTTGCAACCATACTTGCCGATCCGGGCCGGGTTGCGGCCTGAATTGCGGCGGCAGCAGCAGGATTGACAGTCGTTTGCTGCTGCATACTCGCCATCTTGGCATAGTTATAGGCAGTCAGCATGGGATTCGGGCTTTGGCGGATTTCCATCATTATCTGAGGGTTTTTCAAAATTGCCTGTTTTAAGGGTTCCCCCAACTGTTGGGGAGTACCCACCAATTGATGGTAATCTGGATGCTGGACAAGGAACTGCAATTCATTGATCGCACTGCTGAACTGCTGTACCATCGCCTGAGTTGCCTTCTTGGCCTCGGCAACAGTCATAACGTCATCATCTTCAAGGCCCTCGTAGAAGTTTGGCATCTGTGGCCGCTGAGCCTGTGCCTGCTGCTGCATATTGGCCTGGTAGAGGGCAATCTGCTGCTGTGACAGTTGAATCTGCTGTTCAAGCTCCTTGACCTTGTTGTTGACCTCCTGAAACCGCTCATAAGGGATTGCCTGCGGGGGCTGCTGTTGCCCCTGCTGTTGGCTGGCGGCCTGGATGGCCGTCTGCTGCTGATTCCCCTGCGTAGCGGCCTGCTGGGTCTGCTGGCCTTGATTCTGATTGGTTTGTCCCCCGGCGGCGGGAACCTGTTCTACGCCCGTTTCATGGTTTGTTACTTGTCCATCCATAACTTTACTCCTGTTCACTTGCGACTAATGGTTCGGCTTCAACCTTTTGCCGGTCGGCGATTCCGGCTGTAACGCCTGAAAGCCCGCATCGCGGTTAATTTAACATTGGACTGTTATTGTCAACAATATTGGACTGTTATTGTCAACTGCCGAATTGAACACACCCTCGCTGGCCTGATCGGACATTTCGACGTGGTCTGTCGGAATATCCAGCGGCAGGGCATGAAGCATTTCGGCGGTCCCTTTACGATTATTGACATATACACAAAGCGTTCCCAGCATGGCCGGGGGCCTCTCCAGCATGAGCATGAGTTTAGTTCTAAGTATGCCCGGCTGAGCATGATCCCAATCGCTATGTATCAGAATGTAATATTCATCGTGCTTATTAGCGTTATCGTTGATAACCTTTTCAATCGAGGCCATCAGCTCCTTGCCAAGTTCGTTTCTTAAATCTCCCGTGCATAACGGCATTTAACTATCTCCTCGTCCTGAGTGACTTTCGCTGTTCCAAGTCCGCCGCCGCTTTTGCGACAGTAGACAGGCCCTCGAGCGTCATCTTCTGAATCTCCGCGGCAGTCTTTGCCCTATTCAGAGCCGCTGTAGCGATGTTCTGCTGAATCTCCGCCCTCCGCTCCTGGGCCTGTGCAAGATTCTCCGCGATTTGGGACTGCATCAGCTGTTGAGTAAGCTGATTCATCTGCTGTTCGCCCTGAGCCGCCTGCATTTGGGCTTGTTCAGCCGCCTGGATATGCCGTTTGAGGTGTTCTTTTAACTGAATCGGGGCCGCATCAACAATCGCCGCAAATGGAATCGGAGCACCCATCTGCTGAAGCGCCTTTAATTCCTCATAATACAACTGACGCTGGCTATCAGTGAGCAGCCCTTCCTGCACGCTCACGTCATATCTGGTCAGATCGGGGTCATAGAACTGAGGAACGGGCTGCTCGTTGATAATACGCTGCACCTTTTGGGGATGATAGTTTTTCTGAATCAGCTTGATCAGTTTCTTGCCGAGTAACTTCTTGCTAAGCCGGTAATTATCAAACAAGTCCTGCAGGATGGTTAATGCCGCCCCCTGCCGCATTTTCGACAACACGCCCGCAATGTCCTTTTCCTCAGTACCGAACAATTCGTCATTGATACCGGGAATCTCAGTCAAAAGCTTATCAATGCTCTGATTGAGCATGAATAGCCCTTGCGGTATATCTACCGGCTGCTTTTTGCGGATTGCATCAAGGCCAGCGGGGTTGCCTTCGCTCTTAACCCACGTGACCTTGCCTTGCCCTGACTGATACAGCGACTCCGGATTAACTACGGTCCCCTCTATCGCATCATAACCGGTATTAATCTGGCTCTCGATGATGTCGATTTCCTGCGAAATCCGCTTGTTGAATTCCGACTGCGGGTCTCTGATACTGCGGACAACACCCTGAAGCTTGAGCTTGTCGCTCTCAACTTCCGGATACCAAAAACCCAGCAGCGGTACAAACCGGAACTCATCCAAGCCAAACGGATCAGGGCCGGTATAAAACGGCACGCCCTGTATTAAAATGTTAAGCTCGACGCTCTCCTCCCAGCGGTCAATCGCCGTAACCTGAAGGGGAAATGATGACAGAATATAATCGAGAGCCTTCTGACTGCCCGTCCATACCATTTCCTGCCCGGTTGCCCGGTCAATGAGCACTTTGACCCGCTTAGTCGTCTTGCGCCAAAACTCATCATAAGCAAGAAGATTATCGCCGTACCGCTTGTTGCCAACAAAGATATGGCTGAACTTTTCATCCCTGCCGGGATTTAGAGAATCGATCTCTTTGTCGTTCCCCGGAACAAGCATCTTGGCCTGATCCTTGGTAACGTACTCCCGACGCAGGAAGTAGTTGCAATCGCTCAAATCACGTTCTGAGAATGTCGGATCAGGCAGGCATTTGTTATACGGAAGCCGCTTAAATTTAATATCGCCCAATTTATCGACGTAAGCTTCAACGAAGTTCATCCCGGTAATGCACGGCCCGCACTCGAACGCATCACTCATAACGTTATAACCGTTGCCAACTCGCATCACATCCATGACAACGCCTGTCAGCTGGCTTGCTGCTCGATCATCCTCAAATCCGACCGGGTCAATTTTGAAAGCCAGTCGGTTCTTACGCTGATAACCGGTGATGATCTTGATAACGCGGCGGATACGATTGAAAACCAGGGCATTGCGACGCTGGTTTGCAAGGTATTGTTTTTCGACGGAATTCCACTGGTCACCCGTCATGAACTCGAAGTCGGTTTTGGCCTCCTTGAGAAAATCGCCCCAACCCGCAATAGCCTGGCCGTAAGCCTCGTTAAAATCCTTTTTTGTGTCGTTGTCCGTTGCCATAATTATCCAATCACAACCGGCCTTGCGTACTG